GACAAAAAGAAATTGTTGAATATTGTGAAAATAATGATACACTCATTAAACAATTAGAGAAAGAAATTGAAAACAATAAAAAACAAGCACAACAATTTATTACAGGTATTGTAAAAGCACAAGTTCAAACAGAAGAACAAAGTGATACAAGTTCAGTAAATACTGAACCTATTGATGAAGTGTAAAATGAAATATTATAATTTGTATATTTATATTTATTAGCACATTATTTAATTATATTTTTTTATTATAATAATGCTAAAATGCTGATATATGGAGTTAACAATATTCGTTACGCCAAAATGTTTATTTTTTATATAAAAATTAGTACAATACTTATTAGATTCTAATATATTGTTAAAAGGTTATTATCCTATAAAAACCATAAATACAATACTTGGTTGTCGCAAAAAATATATAAATATTTAAATAATTTTTCTTTTATTACCGCAAGACATGGGAATATATATATTGTATAAATATTTATATTTATCTGGAATATTTTCATATTTTGTATTACAATATTTATCAATGAGCATATCACCTGCGCGTTGAAATAGCTCGGCTCTTTCATGTTCATTCATCATTATAAATATACCTTCATATATCTTATTTATTTATTTATATATTTTTAATTTAATTTTGAGTACATAATTTATAAAATTTATGAAAATCTATAAACTTTCAATAATATGAAAAAAATAAAATTATGTACTCAAATTTTAATTACTTTACATGTTAAATCAAATATATTACTTGTAGCTTTTTCTTTGTAATCTATTATATAATTAAAACTACATTCATGATCTACATAAAATAAATGTTTAGAACAAAAATAGTTATCACATTTACATTTATTAGTTAAACATTCAACAATATCTAATTTTTTGTTGCAACTATAACATTTATTTTTCATTATTATAAATTAATATTATCAAAACATTATATAAAAATGATATATATTATTAAACATTATAATAACATAATATTATAATGAATATTTTCCAACAGGATTTTAGTGAAAACGTTATTAAATTTCTAAAGAAGGATTTTGAAGCTTTGAGAAAAATTTCTGAAACTGATAAACATTGCAACAATATTATCAAAAAAGAAACACAATTTAAAAAAATGCTAAATGAAAGAATTAATATATATAATTGTGATATGGTTGAAACGTATTTGATAAAAATATTACGTCCTGAAATACTTTATTATACAGATAATAATACCGATGTCTATAAAGCTAAGTTATATAAATATATTAAAAAATTAAATAATAATTGTATTGATATACTTTATAATAAAATAGATTACTGCTACAATGAACGCAATATTGGTTTAAATAATTATATTCAAACAATTTCCTATGTATTATCTAAAAAAATATTTGATATTATGATTTTAGTTCAAGATAAATTAAATTATAATGATAGTGATATTATTAAATCTTTAAGTATAAAATATTCATAAAAATAATTTGATAAATTGGATAATTTTTTTAATTGGAATAGGCGAGACCACCCATACCAGATAATATGCGGAGAACGTTGTAGTTAACAGCATATACATTTAAAGTACCTTTTTTATTACCTGTGAGCTGTGCAGATAATGATAATATCGCGGTATCTATACGAGACATATTAAGAGTGCCACTGGGTTGGTGTTCTTCTGGTTTAAGTGCGAAAGAATATACATTAATACCTTGATGAGTTTTATTGGGAGTATTTTCGTGATGTTGATAAGGTTGTACAATAGAGAAATAATCACCTCTTCTGGTAGCAAAACGATCATTACCATTGAGTAAGAGTTTAGCTTGATGTACGGGATTTTTGGAGCTTTCATAGATATTAGCAAGACCTTTGTCAGCTGCAGCTGTATAAGCATTCGAAAAATTATTCCAGAAAACATCTGCATCATTACTTTTGACTGTCCATAAAAGTTCTTTGCAGGGATGATTGAAAGTTAATCTTACATTTTTCATGCTATCAGCGTTAGTAGTACTATCTATAGTATCAGCACCTGTGAATTGTAATTGTTCAATTAAATATTCGTGAGATAATTGAGCAAAACGTCTACGTTCATCAGTATCTAAGAATATGTAATCGGCCCATAAAGTACCATCATCTAATGATAAATTAATCGAACCTGCTTCATTTGCAAATAAAGTTGTCGCAGATGCCGCGCCACCGGTGGGATTTTCAATGGAAGAAAATGTTCCTTCCTCATAATCGGCGGTTGTATCTTTTTGTTGTTTATTACCATTTGTACAACCAGAGGATCTTTCAAATTCGTCTATGCACATATTATGTTCTGATATATCAACAAGTTTAGCAACTTCTTCATATTCAATATTAACTTTAACTTCGTGATATTGTAAAGCGATTAAAGGAAGAGCTAAGCCTACATTGCGGCAAAACCAAAACTCTAATGGTACGTATAATTGTTGAGAAGCACCGGCAGCTAATTTAGTACATAAATTATGATCATTAGCACCTACCATAGTGTTATAACCATATCTTTTTCCGACAGGTAAGGATAACTCATTCCAGATATATAACCATTCGGAATAATGTTTATCTATACGTTGGCCACCAATTTCTAATTCCACGGATTTTAATAATTTTTGACCAACATTTGGTACTAATGCTACATTTTCTTTGTTCCAAGTACCATTGACCTCCTCTGGATCAGTATTGGTATTATTATTAGTTATTTTGCCACTGAAGTATAGACGGTGGATTAAATCACCGTTGCGGGTGATTTGATAGGTAACGCGAGATCCAAAAGTATTTCTCCCCGAAGGAGTTTGTTGAATAGCTTCAATAGCAAAGTTAGTATGACGACGATATACTACTTTGAAAAAGGTAATTTGAGGATTACCAGTTAAATAAACATCTTGTGCACCATAAGCTACCAATTGAAGAAGACCACCACCCATTTTTAATTTGCTATATCTTTTATACTATTAGCAAAGAAAAATAATTTAAAGAAAATTTAGTTAGATTAGTTGGAATAAGCAAGGCCACCCATGCCAGATAATATGCGGAGAACGTTGTAATTAACAGCATATATAAATATTGTTCCATTAACTTTTGACGATAATGATAATACTGCAGTATCAATACGAGACATATTAAGAGTACCGCTTGGTTGATGTTCTTCTGGTTTAAGTGCGAAAGAATAAACATTGATACCTTTGTGATTTTCACCAGGTGTATTTTCGTGATGCTGATAAGGTTGTACAATAGAGAAATAATCACCTTTGCGTGTGGCAAAGCGATCATTGCCATTGAGCATTAATTTAGCTTGCATAACTGGGTTATTATTGGATGTATAATCATTAGCACTTATAGTATCAGGTGTTACTGCACCGGATATTGTTGCTTTAAATGGATTAGTATTATCGTCTGCAGGAGCAACATAACAATCGCCAAAGTTGTTCCAGAATGGTAGACCATTATTTTCGGCATCTCTTCTTATGGTCCATATAAGTTCTTTGCATGGATGATTGAAATTCATTCTTAAGCTTTTCATGTTATCAGAACCGCTTGATTGAGTTATAGAATCGGTACCTGTGAATTGAAGTTGTTCAATTAAGTATTCATGGGATAATTGAGCAAAACGTCTGCGTTCATCAGTATCTAAGAATATATAATCTACCCATAAATTTGCATCAACTAATTCAACATCAGAAGAAGAAGAGTATACGGCTGTGTCTGCATTCGCGCCGGTGGAAGCGTCAATATTACCATTTGATGTTGTAATTTCATTTGCGCAAAAATTTGTTTTACCAGTATCAACAAGATTGCCCGCCGATTCATATTCTATATTGATTTTAACTTCGTGATATTGTAAGGCTATTAATGGAAGAGCTAAACCTACATTGCGGCAAAACCAGAATTCTAATGGTACGTATAATTCATAAGAAGTGGCGGCAGCTAATTTAGTACATAAATTACTATCATTAGCACCCACCATAGTATAATAACCATTTCTTTTTCCAAATGGTAAAGATAACTCATTCCATATATATAGCCATTCGGAATAATGTTTATCTATACGTTGGCCACCAATTTCTAATTCCACTGTTTTAAGTAATTTTTGACCCACATGTGGAACTAATGCTACATTTTTAGTAGCACCTGATGCATTTGTATTTTTGATATTAGCGTGGAAATATATACGATGTATTAAATCACCATTACGAGTTATTTGGAAACTCGCACGAGAACCTAATGTGTTGCTACCAGTAGGAGTTTGTTGAATAGCTTCAATCGCAAAATTAGTATGGCGACGATATACTACTTTAAAAAAGGTAATTTGGGGATTACCAGTTAAATAAACATCTTGTGCCCCATAAGCTACTAATTGAAGAAGACCACCACCCATTTATGCTATATTCTTTATACTATTATAGGAGAAAAAAAAGTATTAATATATACACAATATATATTATACTGTATTTTAAATAAATTGATTTAGTTGGAGTAAGCAAGACCACCCATACCGGATAATATGCGAAGAACGTTGTAGTTGACAGCATATACACTTAGAGAAGATGAAACACCGTCAATTAAATCTAATGATAAATTTAATGCTGCAGTATCAATACGAGACATGTTAAGAGTACCGCTTGGTTGATGTTCTTCTGGTTTGAGAGCAAAAGAATATACATTGATACCTTGATTTGATGGTACGTTTTCGTGATGTTGGAAAGGTTGAATTAAATTGAAATAAGACCCAGGTCTTTCACTGAAGCGATCGTTGCCATTTAATACTAATTTAGCAGTTTTTATTGGATTTACTGAACCAGTGGCTCCGTTAATATTTTTTATAGCAGTTTCCACTGTAGAACCATTACCAGATTGTGGTGTGGTTGTATAATTAAACCAATTTTGATTAGTTTCAGTTTGAGTACCACTTTCAGCGGTGACAAACCAATATAATTCTTTACATGGATGATTGAAGGATAATTTAGGTTTAGCTTGTGTTCCACTTACAGATTCAGCACCTGTAAATTGAAGTTGTTCAATTAAATATTCATGCGATAATTGAGCAAAACGTCTGCGTTCATCAGTATCTAAGAATATGTAATCAACCCATAAAGTTGCTGAATCTAAAACTGGACCTGTTGTACCATTTAAAGCACATTTAGTTTCAGTTTGAAATAATATGTTAACTTTAACTTCGTGATATTGTAAAGCAATTAATGGAAGAGCTAAGCCTACATTGCGGCAAAACCAGAATTCAAGAGGAATATATAAATTTTGAGAACCCTCGTCACCATTTTTATTTATCATTTTATCATAACCATTTTTTTTACCTACAGGTAATGATAATTCATTCCAGATGTACATCCAGTGAGAATATTGTTTATCTATTTTTTGACCACCAATTTCTAATTCTACATAATCTATTAAACGTAAGCCGAAATAGCCACAACCCGCACTTCCGCCGGCCCCTTGATTTACTGCTAAATACATACGATGTATTAAATCGCCATTACGAGATATTTGGCAAGTTACACGGTTGCCATATCCAGGATTACCATTGAAAGTTTGCTCAATAGATTCAATTGCAAAGTTAGTATGACGACGATATACTACTTTGAAAAAGGTAATTTGAGGATTACCAGTTAAATAAACGTCTTGAGCACCATAAGCCACTAATTGAAGAAGACCACCACCCATATTGCTATATTCTTTATACTATTATAGGAGAAAAAAAAAGATCAAATATTACACAATTTATAAATATTATATTTAAAAAAACAATAAATGTAAATAATAATTTAGTTAGAGTAAGCGAGGCCACCCATACCAGATAATATGCGGAGAACATTGTAGTTTACGGCATATATATTGATACTCGAAACGGTTGATGATGTTGTATCAACCATTAAAGTAGCAGTATCAATACGAGACATATTGAGAGTACCGCTTGGTTGATGATCTTCGGGTTTAAGTGCAAAAGAATAGACGTTGATACCATCATTAGAAGGGACGTTAGTGTGGTGTTGGAATGGTTGTACTAAACTGAAATAATTTCCTTTACGAGTGGCAAAACGATCATTGCCATTTAATTGTAATATAGCTTCAGTGAAA